TAAATAAACAGTTGTTCCACCTGGATATGATTGTTGCGCCATAGTAATATAATATATACGAATACGAAAATATTATACAATTATGAATCAGCAACGGTTATTTTTTGCCATGTTTCCGGAAAGAGGTCTCGGGTATCATGCGACGTACCTGGACCAAACCAGCGACTCGGGTAGCATACGATTTTCTCTGGATTCGAGTTGAAATAAGCCCCCCACCAACTAAACGTACTATTTGCAATGATATTATGATCGCATACACTCATTAATAATAGTTGTTGCCAGTCTACAATGGTATCACGAACAAAATGAAACTGGATATCACGTCCATATGCTGGTCCAGTGATATCTGTAGTGCATCGATGTTTGATTCTTTCTATATTATTCAAAACGGTTTCCTTATCACATGCTTCGTAAAATACAAGAAATGTGTATGATGCTGATTTGTCTGGATTTGCAGATATTATATGTGAGATTGCTTGGTAATAATATTCGTTTGTCATCAATGGATGAATATGTGAAAGTTGTTGATAATCGCCAATACGAAAATGCATACTTACCAATAACCGTTTTTTGTTTGGATGTCCGTAATAATCATTACTCCATGATTCATTCTCGTAAATATGTTTGATCCATTTTTGCTGTTGTTGAAATTGTATCATCTCGCATATTTCCGTGAATTTATCTGCAAAGTACCGATAACTTTGAAAGTATCCATGAAGACGAAGCGGTTTTGTGTATTTCAAAGTTTCTGAAGGAGTTTCGCTATAATGAAATCCGATTTCTTCCCAACGTAACAATGTCTGAAACATTTTATCAGTTACATCCGTTGATGGAGTGAGATATTTCCTCAATCCACGAAATAACGTTGACCAGTACGTATACCGCGAAAATCCACATGAACCAGGTAGCTCGTCATGTTGCATGAAGAAGAATGTATCTTTATTCCGTAACGCAGTTGCAATTGTGGCGAATATTTGAAAAAGTTGGTTTCCCAAGCCACCCATGATGGTTACGGTTAGCATTATTCAGATGGTCTGAAATGTAGATACCATGAATCTATGATAATTTTTAAGTGAGTTATCATTCGTATTCAAATCGGTATAAATAATAGTATTCTTATATTATTTATACTTATCATTTCATGCTTCGTAAATTCTCAGATATAAAACATGCAATTTATATCAACCTAGATTCACGAAATGACCGACGTGAATTATTTGAAAAGCAATTTGAAGAACTTACTTCACTTTATCCAGAAGACTTTAAATTTACACCAGTTCCACGATTTTCTGCCATCAAAAATGAACAGAATGGCGCCATTGGATGCACAAAGAGTCATATTGAATGTCTACGACTTGCAAAATCGAATGGATGGGACCATATTCTCATGCTAGAAGATGATGCACATCTTATTCATCCAGAAATACTTGTTCATCAGGTATCGTCATTCTTATCTCGTTTCCAAGATAATTGGGACGTCGTTTTGTTTTCAGGGAACAACTATCCACCATTCAAAATCGAGAGTCCTGACTGTTTCAGAATTGCGAATTGTCAAACCACCGGTTGTTACCTTGTATGCAGTCGTTATTATGATACGCTTATACAAAACTTCGAAGAAGGATTAAAAGCACTGATTGAAAATCCTGGAAATGCTACTGCGTATGCATGTGATTCTTATTGGAAACGCCTGCAATGCAAAGATCGTTGGTACCTTATTACTCCAATTTGTGTGATTCAACGTGCCGGGTACAGTGATATTGAAAAAAAAGATGTAAACTATGAAAAACTAATGACAGATCTCGTAAAAAAGAAGCCTTCACGATCATAAAACAATAGCTATGTATCTGTCAAGTAATGATCTACAACCCACCATCCAAAATCGCGATCACTTGGGAAATGAAGCCCTGCCATGATTCGAATATTCGCACATTTTGTCGCAATTTCCATGACCGCCTGTGTTTTTGCAGGGAATTTTCTAGACAGTATTTTCGCTAAATAATATCCTTGAATCGCGTGTCCAGAAGGATAAGCGGGAGTATTCGCGGAATCAGAATGTAATAATGTCCCGTTTTGTTTGTTGATGATATCTGGAGCGACTTCTGCTGGTCTCGCTCGATTGTAAAAGTATTTCAATGACATTGCTACAAAAACAACACGCGAGTTTGTCATAATATGGTCCATTTCTTCTACCGTCATTTCATCGGGTGTAATTACAGAACGAAATGCTGCAGCGGGATTCATATCTGTCATGCGAAAGAATGAAATGTCGCTTGGCATCCGTTTCATGATGTATTCTGATACGACAGTATGAATCTCATTACGACTATCTGGAAATGCTTTACCAATTCCGGGTATTGTTAGATTGAACGATGGGTACCACCAATAATACCGTTTCTCTTGAACAAGAAGAACCACAATATAAACGATTGCTAAAACAACGAAAATTCTGAAACGATCTGGATCACGTTCTACAATATGATAATGATATGAATTAAATCGTTCTCTAAGTTCTGTTACGGCGCCGCTTTCTTTTTTAGGTGGAGGAATTCCAATCCATGTTCGAAACTCGTTGAATTGTGGTAACACAATCATTCTTTAATATATACTACTTGAAGCATATATTATAGTAAACCTGGGGATCCAGCGTTTCCTGTGTTTTTATACACGGAGAGGGGTGGGGAATCCGACAAGGTTGGCACCGATACCGAAACCAGCACCGGTCCTGGCAGAAACAGCCAAGCTGGGAACATACGTATCAAGGATACTGAATGTAGCTGCGGCGGTCAGGGCAATCAGCGCAACCTCATCAAAAGACAAGCTGCGTTTAGGGATGGCGTAGGCAGCGATTGCAACCATAACACCTTCCACCAAATACTTAATGGTTCTCTTAACGAGTTCACCTAAATCAAAGACTCCGGACATTTTGAGAGATTTATTATAAATAATGTTAAGAAATTAAAATGGAATAGAATGGAATGGAATGCGTTAAAACACTTAAATAAAGTATAACCTAGTATATTATAAATCCGTTTTATTACATTACGTTATGTCATTTCCTCCTCCTTCCGGTGTTGAATTAAAGCATACTAGTAATGGCGATGTAAATCCTAAATATATTGATTTGTTAGAAGAAGACAAGCCAATTGCTGGACAGAAGTTCGCATGTCTTTCCTTTGTTTCTCCAGAACACATTTTGAAGCAAAAGGATCATTTCTTTTTCCAAAAATTCCTTCATTATTGGGACTATCAAAAGTCAATGGAGAAGTTCATCCAGTTCCTAAATTTCGTATCCTTCAAATATCATGTTAACTTTGACAAGATTTCGGCCGATTTCCAAGAATTCGCTAAAGAAGAGAAGGAAACCCTTCAGAAGACAAACATCTATGATGAATACAAGACTTTCTTGGACAAGCATGAAGACGATCTGGAAAATGAGTTCAATGAGAAGCACAATTTCCAGACATCCGTGCGCGGATTGAAGGTGCGCGGCGTCTTCGGCTCACAAAAGGAAGCAGAGTTGCGTTGCCAGATGTTGCGTGAGGTGGATCCAAATCATGATGTCTTCGTTGGTCCTGTCGGTATGTGGGTTCCATTTCACCCTGACGCATACAAGACTGGTCGCGTGGAGTACATGGAGGAGACCCTGAACCAGTTGATGGCGGAGAAGAAGAAGAATGAGGAGCAGGCAAAGACTGAGTTTGATAAGCGTGTCAAGGAGACGAAGGCGAAGGCAATTCAGGAGAATATCAAGCTGGCGAAGGAGAGTGGAAATAAGTTGACGCAGATGTTGGCAACTGATGGCGAGACTTTGGTCGATGCAAAGCCGCGTGACCTGGAGAATATCACTGTGGATGAGAGTGTCGGTGGCGGTATTTGGAATGCTGGCGACGAATCTTCGTCAGTCACCATGACGGTTGAAGAGATGAGAAAGGAGCTCTTTGAAAGTGAGGACGTCGTGATGGATAAGAACACCGATCATGGATTGTCGAAGTTAGCGTCATCTTCGTCGGAGGCTTAACCTGAAAAATATCTATTGAAAACTTGATTTCGTATCATCGATATCAAGTTTTGATTCGTCATCACCACTTACTCTTCTTGACATTAATCTTTGGTCCCTTGCTGTTTTTTGCTGCGTTGGGATCGTAAGACTGGTCTCCTTCATCGTCAGAACCGAGATTTTTCGAAATTTCCCAGAATTCCTTACTGCCCAGCTTGAAAGGCCCGTGCTGTTGTGCCTTATACCAGAAGATTTGGTCTTGTAGTTTATTTGATTTCGCGTTATTATTGATGACGAGACACTCATAATTCTCGGTGCACTGATCCATCACCTGAGTAAAGCTCTCAAATGTTGGAAACATACCCGCATAGTTGTCATAGATACGCTTACGGTTCGCAATATATGGTTCTCGAAGAATAAAAACGTAGTCGATATTCGTGCGGAGATTTGGCGGGATACCGAGCGGATATTGCATTGTGATAACCAGCATGATCTTCCAATGACGCCCGTTCATGAAGAGGAGACGCATCATCACATCCTTCGTCCATTTGTTATCATACAGACAGTCATCCAATACAACGAATGTACGTGGATCAATGGACGACTTCTTATACATATCCTGTTCCTTTTTTACCTGTTTCAATACTGCCTTTTGTCGCTTGAGAATGTTTTCAATGATGGCAGTATTATACGCATCATGAATGAAGAGTTTGGGTACATGGGCTGCGAAGAAACCGTTGCCTGCTTCTGTACCGGAGATAACCGTCCCGATTGGAATATCCTGGTGATGAAACATCAAATCCTGCACAAGAAAACTTTTACCGGTATCACGACGTCCGATGAGAACAATAACAGGCCCTTTGTTTTCATCGGGTCGAAAACTGATCGACTTCATGTCAAATTTTGCGAGTTCTAAATTCATAACAAATGTCTATTACGCTACACAAAAAATAGATAACCTAATAAAAACGATATATATTATTTTTTATACGGTTTTACGAACGGAACCGAATGCTGCCCGTTTAAAACAAATATAAAACTTCTATTCATCAATCATATTACATTTAGGAACATCTATGTCTTCTTCATTTCAACTTCATTATAGAAAACACAAGTATACACCAGATACAATCGAACCTGCATTATTGTATGATATCCAAAATTACATTCCTATTTATTCGAGGTTCTTCGATTTGAATGAAAATAACTACAACAATATTCAATTGAACCAAAAGTATTACTTACAAAACATCATTTCGCATCCAATGCAAATTTCCGAAAATGATAGTGACGATCATAACCTGAGCGAAGAAAAGGATTACACAGGTCGTTCTCTCAACCATTTAGAGACCATTATCTCGGATGATAATGGAAACACGAATAATGTTCCTATCTTTGTCAAATATTCGCCATTGTTGGATCCAATTCGATATCTCTCCGGAAAATACCAAGTTCATCAAGATAAAACACGTAACCTTCCTAAATACAACTCATCACTGGAAGAGTGTGAGGAAAAGATATTGAACACCAATAACTCATCCTATGTCGATGGATTCTTCTCATATTTGACAAGCCGTGTACTTCATACACACGGAATCGTACATGGTGTAGATTACTACGGAAGTTACTTATGCAAACAACGTGAGTTTTCTACCAATGTATTCGATGATATTGATTACTTGGTCGGATGTTCATTCTTCAACAACTACGAAAACGACCTTTTCACAATTGACTACTCACAATTTGGAGATGATATTGATGGAGAAGTCACTGATGTTAATATGGGTAAATTGATGAAACTACGTAATAAGATGAAACCGATTATTGGTGATACTGGCACAGATAGTTATCTCCAAGATCACGACGACTATCAATCCATCAAAAACCGAATCAACATATTAGACGAAGATATCAATGTAATAGACTCAACTACGTCTGCCGTCGAAGTTACAAATGTTTCGATGGATGATGCGCCCACGCTATCTCATGACATCGCAGTAGAAGTAACGGATCTTACAATAGATGATGAGAATACATCACAAGTCGTTTCAACAACGCTACATCCTAAAAATCAAACAAGAGATCGTGATGATATGAGTGATAGTGATTCATCGCAATCAAATTCATCTTATACAACAATTAGTGACGACGAGGACAGCAAAGAAATACAAGTTGATGAATCAAGCTTCGACAAAGAACTAAAGAAAGCAGATGACGGGAATAGTGAATCTACTTCCGCAATGAATAAAAAAAATAAAGAAAGCGATAATGAAGAAGATAGTCATGATGAAAGCGAAAACAGGAGCGGAAGCGGAAGTGAAAGCGAAAGCGGAAGTGAAAGCGGAAGTGAAAGCGGAAGCGGAAGTTATGACAGTGATGATGAACAAATTATCGTAAAAATCAAGGACTTTCCGATTCAAGCAATTCTTCTTGAAAAATGTGTGAATACGCTAGATCATATTATGATGACCGATGAGCTTACCAAAGAAGAATGGTCGTCGATTTTATTCCAGGTAATTATGACACTCGTCATGTACCAAAAAATGTTTGAATTTACGCATAATGACCTTCATACCAATAATGTTATGTTCGTTGAAACCACTGAAGAATTCATATACTATCTCTATGAAGACCAGTATTATAAGGTCCCTACCTATGGTCGCATTTTCAAGATCATTGATTTTGGTCGTGCTATCTATAAATTCCGGGGTGAACTCATATGCAGTGACAGCTTTCATCCGAAAGGCGACGCAGCAACACAATACAACTTTCCGCCATATTATAATCCGGATAAGCCTACTGTTGAACCAAATTTCAGTTTTGATTTGTGCCGGTTCGCATGCGCACTATTCGATTATTTCATCTATGATCTGCGTAAAGTGGAAAAATTGTGTAAATCGGACCCGATTATCAAGTTGATCGTGAAATGGACGACCGATGACAAGGGTCGGAATGTTCTTTACAAATCAAACGGTGAAGAGAGATACCCTGACTTCAAACTGTACAAGATGATATCTCGATCGGTTCATGGACATATACCTTCGAACGAAATTCATAATCCATTGTTCAATACGTACAAGATCACACATAAAAAATATAAGAAACATGCCTCTATTTCTGCAAAATTCCTGAAAGATGGACGAAACACACATATAGTAATAAACGTGGATACATTACCTAATTATTCTGGCGGTTTTTCAAAAACATCGCCCGATGCGCAGGAAGTCCATTCTTCGCAATAAATTCGATATTTCTCATGGTCCATCCCATACTGCATCCAGAATGGCCTGTTTCCATGTTATCACCGACAAGTGTGACGATACGGTCATCACCGTAACTGAACATGAAACCCCGGTCTGCGGGGGGACTGTATTGCGAGAGGTACTTCCAAACATTGATTTCTTTGTTGCGAACATCTGGTAACTGACCGACACGAATGATCGAGCGCATTCCATCACGAATCATATCTTCAGACCATCGGTCATTCAAATAAGATAGGTCACAGTCGCGAACTGCGTCAAGCGTAAGAGGCCAATATTCTTCTTGAGGTACAGGGCGTTCCAAATGAGATGGGACAGCAACATTGACGGATTCAGGAGCAACGATAGTATCAGCAGCAGACATTATAGCGAATAAAGTGAACGAACGAGTGAATGATCATGCATCCAATATATCATAAACATAATTGATCAATTTTTTATGTTTATGAAGTGAGATTAGTATTTGAATAATAATTATATGCGAGATGCTAGTTTATTCAAAACTACGCCGACCACGACACCCAATGAAAGACTTCCAGAGACGAATCCAACAATTGCAGTAATTAGTGTAATGATCCATCGGCGATCGAATGACTGTGGTTTAAATATACTATCCCAATCACCCGTCTTATAAACAACCAGTAACATCACGCCGACGACTGCAGCAATCGGAATTTCATTGATCGCGCGACCGAAGAATAAACATATGACTATAAAGAGGACGCTTGTTATTACTGACGAAAACTGGGTTTTGGAACCATTGAATAAGTTTAATTTGCTTTGACCGACTAATACACAACCTCCGAAACCACCAGTAATTCCTGTAGCAACATTCGCGATACCTTGTACAACACTTTCACGCATTGAATCACCCTTGATACCTAGTGCACTTTCTGCATCTTTTACCATAATAAGCGACTCCAATAGTCCAGTAAACGCCATTGCAGCTGAAAATGGCAACATCTTCATTAGCGTTTCTGGGTCATATTTGATTTTACTCGATAACACTGAGTCTTTGGAGATAAGTGATGGTAACTCAGAATTAATCGCACCGATATCTTTCACACGATCAATATCATAATACTTCGTGAACATATAAATAAATGCAGTTATCGCGAACATCGAAATAAGACCACCTGGTATGTGAATTTCTTGGTCTTTACTGTGTGAAATTTTAATAACGCCGAAAAATGCAATTAATGTTGAAATGATTGTAAATAGAGTCGTATTTGCCAGCTTCAGACCAGTAATCCATTTATGTTCTTTATCTTTAAAGTTATCGAGCTGATGGATTGCAATAAGGCCAGCTAATGCAACTAAAAATCCAGACATGATATGTTTTGGTACATAAGTAACATATTTATAAAGACCCGTTATTGCAGCTAAAATTTGCATAAACCCACCAGCAATAACAGTAGGAATAATATACTCTTTTCCTAATAAAGTTGATACACCAGCGATCGAGGTCGCAACTGCAGCAGTTGACCCAGAAATCATTGTCGGCATTCCTCCGAATAACGATGTGATGAGTGACATTACCATTGTGTTTTTGATACCAGTATTTGGCGTTAATCCCATTATAAAAGCGAACGCAATCGATTCTGGAATCAATAACAACGCAATTGTTAATCCTGATAAAAATTCATTGACAAGTTGGGTTGACGTGGAATTCATTGTACCGCCGTATTAATATATCACATTATATTAATACTGCTGAAAGTTTTCTCCTTTCATCTGACTTCATTATTCCAATATGTCATTCGCAAACGCAGTTGCTATATTAGCACCCATCGTGAATTGTATCCAACTTTTTCCGCAGTTATACAAATCATACAAAACAAAGCATGTTGAAGACTTATCACTTTATTCGTTATGTTTATTATTACTAACAAGTGTATTATGGTTACTTCATGGTTATTTCATTCAAGATACCTCTCTTATGACTGCCGGTGTTATCAGTGTCACTGTAAATATATGTTTGCTTGCGCTGTTTTTTAAGTATCACCATGAACGAACCTAGTAAATATATATAAACATAAAATCCGTTATTTATTTATTGCCATTGTATATAAAATGACACGTAGCACTATTCGTATCGAGGGCGTTACGTATGACATAACGAGTTTTAAGCATCCTGGCGGTAATATTATCAATTATGCAAAAAATTCACCTGATGCCACTGAAATATTCCGAGAGTTTCATCATCGGTCTACGAAGGCGTCGAAGGTTCTTCGATCATTGCCAGTTTGTAATGACGGTGACGCCAATGGCGCTGACGCGCTTCTCGAACTCACGCCGCGACAGCAAGAAATGACGGCAGATTTCCGAGAGATGCGCGCGAAGCTTGTTGACCAAGGATGTTTTGAACCGGATTATATCCATGTTTATTTTCGATTAATGGAGATTGCATTTTACTTTGGTCTAGGAACATGGATGGCTTCCTATAACATATACGCATCCATTCTCTCGTTCATCCTTTTTAAAACCCGCTGTGGATGGGTGCAACACGAATGCGGACATCTTAGTTTTACTGGAATCCGAAGCGTCGACCGCGCAATTCAAACGTTTACAATGGGATTTGGAGGTGGAGTAAGTTCGTCCGTATGGAATTCAATGCATCAAAAACATCATGCAACACCACAGAAAATAAAGCACGATATCGATCTTGATACGACACCGTTCGTAGCATTTTTTGATCGCGCATTTGAAGAGAATACAAATGGAAAAGTGGCTTCACGATTTATGAATCGATGGTGGTTGCGGTTACAGGCATGGACATTTTTGCCTGTAGTAAACGGAATATTGGTTCATTTATTTTGGACGTATTATCTTCACCCGAAGAAAGTATTCAACCGACTCTGTTCTGCGAAGACAAGAGAAGTTTATGCGGAAACCGCATTTGAGGCAGTTTGCATGTCAGGTTCCCATATCGCTCTACCGTTGATTTTTTACTCTGGTGGCGCGAGTGGTGGTGGTTTGCTCTGGTGCTATTTTCTTCTTATGGTGGTGAATTTCTGGAATTTCATCTACCTTTTCGGACACTTCTCTCTCTCACATACATTTACCGGTGTTATCCCAGAAGATAAGCATCTTCTCTGGTTTGAATATGCATTGGATCACACTGTGAATATTTCTACAAAATCACCCTTGGTGTCGTGGATCATGGGGTATCTGAATTTTCAGATTGAGCACCACTTGTTTCCGTCTATGCCGCAGTACAAGAATGCAATTGCAGCTCCACATGTTCGCGCGTTTTGTGAGAAATGGTCGCCTGATCTGAAATACATCGAACATTCGTATAAAAAGGCATGGTGGCTTATGTTATCCAACTTGAATGAGGTTGGAAAACACTATTACGATAATGGTGTGTCTAAATCCGATGATACCACCACGACAAACACAAGTGAAATGGAAACTCGTTCTCCGCGTGATTCACCTACATCTCCTGTCGTATTGTCAAATGACCATGATCATCTAGACTAGAACCCAGGCGTGTCTACGAATACAGAAGGCGCACCTGCATTTGCACTACTTGCCCCTCCACCCATGATATTACCCAAATTATCAAACTGATTTAATACAAACAATGCGATCACACCTGAAATACATACCATAATCGAATCACGTAAAAGTACCTTCACTGGTTTCTGATTTTCTGGATCAACAAACCGCATTTCCATAAATTTCAGTAAAAAATATACAACAGCTACAACAAGACCAGTAATAAAGATTTTAGTAGTGTCAACCATTCGATGTATATAGTTCTAAATAGACGTATATACATAGAATTCACTTATTTATGATAATTTATACGAATTCATACTACGTTTGAAATGCCATCATCACTGGAGGATAACAAACATACATAACTCCACCTGCAATCGCTAAAAACGCAAATGAAAAAATGAATATCAATAAGTCAATTACAACAATATTATTGTACCACTTCTTTTCTTCTTCACTTTCGTCGTCCATACGACCCGATGATTCTATTACGTATTACTAATATATTGTTGTGTATTATTTTTGACACGTTATACACAAATGCCAGCCTAGCTTTTGTTCTAACGCTCTAAATATATCCTCTGGCATACACTCAAACCATTCTTCTTTAACATATTTATATTGCTTATACTCAGAGATTTTGTAAGGGAAAATGTGTGTTTGTTGAATCTGAACATTTCTAAATTGTCGTAGCATAGTACGTATATGATCATTCGTATATGTAAATGCAATAGGGCAATTTGATTGCGCCTCATACTGGTCTAAACCACAGTCTATCATGATCTTTTTCCAAGATTGCTCAGCGTACATCATAATTTTAAATGTTCCATCTGGTTTCAATAGTTGGAAGCAATTATCTATTATTTTTTGGGGGGAGGGGGAATGATGGATCACGCCAAATGAATATATAAGGTCAAAATCGGTTCCAACTTTAGATAATGCATCCATATCTTGTGCGTCGATGTTGTAGAATGCACCTTTCAATCCGAATAAATCAAAACGTTTTCGAGTAATATCGAGAGATACGTCAGATAGTTCAATCCCTGTATAGTCGGCACCATGTTTGGCGAAATTGACAGCATCTGTTCCGATACCACAACCAATTTCAAGAACCTTTTTTCCGTTCCATTTCGAAAATTCTGCGAAATTAGGTATGTGCGACTCTACAAAGTATTTCCGTTTTTCAACCTCTTCAAAGTATTCTCTCGTACCAACCTCACAAGAAGAGTGTTTTATGTTACACGGTTGCCTGTTCCAGTAATTGATAACTTGTTCCATGGTATAAGTTATCAACGTGCGCTCTGTTTAAATCAAGATACAATCACAGAATGATATTACGCCAATACTTCGATGTCATCCAACAGTGGCGGCGCGTTAATTGTTTGCATGTCATTCAATGTATGAATATCGAGTGTATCTAGTTTAATGTCTCCGCCAATTTTGATTCTTCCACTGTCATCATCATCATCATCATCCGCGTCATTCGACATGTATTCATTCTTTCTCTCACTCGAATCCGTTTCAAATGTTCGCACTTCATTCTCTCCAAAGGATACGCCGCTACTTGTTACAGCGATCGAATTAGATTCTCTATTATCGCTATTATTGTTGTTATTGGATGTAGATGCAGATTCCGAAGAACTACTTCCATTTAACTCACCAACAAAATCTAAATTCTCAATCGGGGTTGACGCTGATGGATCACTGCCGTCATTCTCTGCGTCTTCACCAGATACACGGTCGCGATCGCGGTGTCTACGGCGGCGCGTAGATGAATGGGTACGACGCCTTGCCGAGAGATTGGCGTCCTCTTCCGAGAGAATTGGCTCTTGTTTGATAACTTCTTCATTTTCGGTGACTTCGACAACGTCTTCAATCGTTTCTTCTAAATACATCTTGATCAGGTCTTCCACTGGAATATTGTCGCGAATCGTATTATAAATGCATTCTTTCACGATGATTTCAAACTCGCGATTATTACGTTGAGTGTGCAACGGAGGAATTCCCTTCTCAAAAATATATACGTTTGAGTATAATTTTCTAGCAGTATTTACATAGATCTTATGGATGAAATCCGAGAGCTGTGGAATCTTGATATCCACTTTTTTCTGTTTACTTCCAACTCGCATAACAGTCATGCACTTCAAGTGAATAATATGGACACATGTAATCAAATCCTCTAAATACCCACATGTACTGCGTTCTTTAATGCGAGAGGTCTCTTCCTTGATGATATTTGGGTTCCACTTTGGAACTCTCGAGAGAAGATTCTGAAATGTCATAAGATACTTGTCTTGCTCTTTATTACCAACACATAGCTTGACAGCTTCATCTAAAATAGATCGAAACCCTTCTTGTATCAATGGCGTTAAAATATTAACAAGACGTGACGCCCATTCATTCTTCGATTCGTAAAGAGAAGTTACTGAGTAATCGTCCATAATGTAACTAATAATGCAGACGCGTTGGGGTATTACATAAATGAAATATTTTCTAAACTCATTTTACAACGAAATACGATAAAATGAAGTAAATACAACATCAAAAGTTTCTCATTTCTAAACTCTTTTCGTACTTTGTCGAACATAATGAGAAGTTCATACCGTTTGAGTTCATTCATATTTGGATAATTATGAATAAAATCAATAATGTCTAAAGCGGAATATCCTTGTTCATATAATGACACAGACAGATCCAATATTTTTGTGTATTCTTCGCATGTTATGTTATCATCATTCGTTAGAAATAATGATGACGCTACTGATGACGTATCTTCAATGTAACTTGGGTGTATATGAATGAGATCATGTAAAGAAGAATCTCTCGACTTTATGATTTTATAAGTGTCGCAAGCTTGGTCTGCGAAGTATGTATGCAGATTTACTTGTGGCGAGCGAGCGTGATTCAGATTTGCCATTTCTACAGGTATATCATGATCAACATCTGTATCTATTCTTTCTCTCGTAATAACTGGCGGAGGGATATAAATATCGCAAAAACGAGAAAGAATCGGTTTGAGGAGACTATCCTTGTTTTCAACGACAATAAAGAACCGGGTAGAAGAACTAAATAATTCAATACATCGACGTAATGCAGACTGTGCATCTATTGTGAGTTTATCTGCATTTGTCAATATAACCGACTTGAAAATAGCACCTTCCTTGAAGTCAATATTTGTCTTCGCGAAAAATTTTAATTCTTCACGAATAAAACGGATACCCTTACCGTGTGCACAATTGGCGCGCATCACATAATTTTTGATTGCGGTTTTGTCACCATCATAAACCGAATGAATAAACTTGTTCAATATATACGTTTTTCCGGATCCATGAGGACCATAAAAAATGATGTTGGGTATTTTTCGGTTCTTGATGAATACATTTAATTTATCATGTATATTTTTATGAAAATCGGGTAGTTCAGATAATGTTGTCATGATTACAATATTTGATCGTTATTGTAATAATGATGATTGTTCGTTTAATTCGATTTCAAATACTCACGGGTGGCTGAAAACCAGTTACTCCTGGTACGTTACCAGGAATAGAACCTATTAATCCTTTCTTAGCAGTAGCAGCTGCTTCATCTTTAAGTATGTAATTATTTGTAGTATAGAAATATTTCTTTGGAATTCTTGAGTCAGAAGCTCCAGCTGGTGCAATCGCTGCTGTTTGTCCTCGAATACCTGTCTGAACTGGTAGTTTATTCGGTGAACCTCCAGCTGTTGCAGTGGGGAACATTGCTGCATCTCCTGCAGTCGCGTCAATCGGTGAGGCTAATCCAGCTAATGTTTTACTCAAATATTCATATCCAGCAATACTCTTACAACGATTCACATAATCAATCACATTCGCTCTTTCTGATTGTGCAGGATTACTTCCCGCATCTCTGTTGTATAATGTATCCAACCAACCGCTAAATTGGTTATTGTCAAATGTATTAATATCGCTATAAATACCTTGTTCTCGTGTAGGCCCTTGGCATTGACCATCGCCGCTTGTCGTGTAATCACGAAGAATACAATAAGACTTATCAGTACGATCACATTTTGACGCTGTAGATGCGCTACTCAAAGATGGTGCAGCAGTAATTGTACTCGCGGCATATAATTTTTCTTCTGCTGCTGCTTGTGCATCTACGGCTGCCTTGGTTTGACCTGCACTACTCGCACGTGTTCTGGCAATTGCTTCCGCTCGCGTTTTCAAATCAGCAGTTGCTCTGGCTTGAGCTGCTGCTCTGGCTTCATTCATCGCTTTTATTTTCGCCTCTGCATTAGCTTTTGATGCAGCGTCAGCTTGTGATTTTAATTTAATTTGCTCATCTGCTTTAGCTTTAGCTGCTGCTGCTGCTGCTGCTGCTTCTTTGGCACGATCTGCTGCTGCTGCTTCTGCTGCTTTTCTTGCATCGTTTGCAGCTTTGAGTCTTTCTTCGGCTGCCTTCTTTTCCGCTGCAGTCTTTGCAGTAGCTGCTGCATTCTGGGCTGCAATTAGAGCCTCTGCACGTTTCTTGGCTTCAGCTTGCGCTTTTGCTACTTCTTCTGTTTTACGTTTTGCTTCTGCTGCTGCGTCGGCTCTTGCTTTGGCTGCCGCATTTGCACTCGCAATAGCTGCTGCTTGTGCTTCGCCTGTTTTTTTTGCCGCTGCTGCTGCCTTTGCATCATCTGCTGCCTTTGCTTGTGCTCTTATTTTAGCTTCGTTTGCAGCTCTAGCTTCTGCTGCTGCCTTGGATTCAGCGGCAGCCTTGGCATCTGCCGCTGCTTTGGCGGCTGCTTGTGTTTTTGCAGCCGCTGCTGCCGCCGCTTGAGCTTTAACCCTTGCTTCTAATGCTGCTCTGGCTTTTGCAGCTGTAGCCGCTTCTTCTCTTGCTCTGGCATCGGATCTAGCCTTTGCATCTGCTGCTGCTTTTGCGTCTGCATCTGATTTTGCTTTAGCTGCTGCTCTTGTTGCTTCTTCTGCTTTGGCAGCCGCGGCAGCCTTGGCCGCAGCTTCGGCTGCTTTGTCTGCTGCGGCTTTTGCTTCTTTTGCTGCTTTTATTTTCGCTTCTGCGGCCGCTTTATCAGCTGCAGATTTTGCAGCAGCAGCGGCTTTTTCAAGAGCAGCAAGAGCATCTGCTTTTGCTTTAGCTTCTGCTTTTGCTTTAGCATCGGCGTCTGCTTTGGCTTTGGCATCGGCCGCTGCTTTTGCCGCCGCTGCTGCTGCCGCTGCCGCCGCTGCCGCTGCTCTAGCTCTTGCTTCTGCTGCTGCTTTCGCTTCAGCATCGGCCTTGGCTTTTGCTGCAGCCAGAGCATCCGCGCGAGCCTTCGCTTCAATTCTGGCTCTTTCTTCTCTTTCAGCTTTGGCCTTAGCTTCTGCAGCTGCTCTAGCTCTCGCCTCTGCTTCTGCTCTAGCTCTCGCTTCTGCGTCTGCCCTGGCTTTTGCTGCTGCTGCTGCATTAATTGCATCTTGTTCTACTCTATGCGCTTTTGTATTATTTAAATAATCATATCCAGGTACATTTCTACAGCGTTTTACATAATCTACAACATTTACTCTTTCTGATCGGTTTGGGTCACTACCTGCATTTCGATCGTATAATGCGTCTAACCACCCGGTGAATTGACTATCAGTATAATTAAATAACCCACCATATGAATCTTGACGATTTGTTGGCGCATTGCATACACCACTGAAACCACTTGTATTATAATCTTTGAACACGCAGTACGCTTTATCTCTTCGTTCACATTTTAAAGAATGCGCCGTACTATTATTTGCGACTGCTCTAATAATATATTTACCTCCTCCGGTGTTTGATGTGTTACTCCAAAGCATCGAACTCATTTGACCCATATTTCCGCGATAGTATCTCTCTTCTCTACCATCAGTTGTAACCATTTTCGTAAATCCATCATGTTCGATCGCGTATACATTTACCGAAGTATCCTCAACACCAGATGTCTCACTGGTTATAGTAATACCACTACTTCTCCAGTTAGTTAAATCATTTGGATTAGTAATGTTAAAACGATTTGGAAATGTAGCGATATTTTGACCGTTGTAATTAATTGTAAAACCATTTGAAGTATTAAAAGTTATATTGAAAATTAAAGGTCTTGCTGCATTATGAAATTGAGTTAAAGACCAACTTTCAGAACCCCATCTACTACCATCCCATGAGTTCATTACGGTTCCATGTGATCTAATGTTTAGATGTAATGCTGTTCTATTACCAGAATTAAGATTAATAGCACCTAAACGTTCACCCCATCTTATGGTCCATCTTTTGCTTCTTGTATTTGGAATTGATCTCAACTGTGCATCAATTTCTCTTCCAATCCAAGGTCCATACATTACAACTTTTGTAGTTGAACTTGTAGTTAAGCCTTCAATTATTTTTGAATCATTACCCAATGCGGATCCTATCCTATTACTAAAGTCGTTATTTTGATATGTCCGTGAAAACCATACACTTACCAATATTACTAAAAACAATACGAATAATATCGTATGTGTACTTTTAGAAATTTCGGATAAGTCCATGGATTATATTTATCGTTGTTATAAAAATAACTGTTGCTTATATTATACATGATAAAATAATTATAACCATGTCATAGTTACAATTGTTGCGTATTATTATAATTGTTCATAAATCATAATAATAAAAATAATACATTTTACATATTACTCTTTAAACACTAATTTTTGGTTCAAATGGAACAACTGATGTTGCAGCTCCAATTGTTCCTTTTGTTGGATTCAAAATAGAGAGATCTGATTTTTCATCCATGATGTAGTTATTTGTTGTGTAAAAATAGCTTATTGGTGCTGCTGATGGTTGTACATCCATTGCATTTGATGCCATTGTCGGTGTTGTTGCTGCAGTCGGTGCCGGTGCTCCAATTGGCGCAGCCGCAGCTGTTACTGCAGCTGCAGATTGAACTTGTCCCTGTGCTGCTTGCATTTGTGCTTGAGCTGTTTGGGTTTGTGTTTGTGCTTGTGCTGCTTGGTTTTGAGCTTGTACTTGCGCTTGTACCTGTTGGGTTTGTCCTTGAGTAGCTGGTGTACCCGCAGGTATACTTCCAGCAGAAACAGGGGCTCCTGATTGTGCAGGTATACCAGCAGGTCTGGCTCTACTAGCAGCACCCGGTCTAGCACCAGCAGGAGCACCCGGTCTAGCACCAGCAGGAGTAGTCGGTCTAGCACCAGCAGGAGCACCCGGTCTAGCACCAGCAGGAGCACCCGGTCTAGCACCAGCAGGAGCACCCGGTC